GCTGGGCAAGATCGATTTAAAGATACGCCGGTGAAGAACGACCACTCACACTGCGGGGATGCGTTTGGATATCTTATGCTGGGTGGTGGTGAGCAGCGTCGATTGCGCAGGGGTAGCTATGGCAATTCCTTCGCAGCACAAAGCTATTCTGCGGAAACGGAATTTAACGTGTTCTGATGGGACTGATCCAGTTACCAACTTTTCAAATGCGAACCGATGAGCAAATCGTTCCGCTCACACTCAGCCATGTTTATAATATTAAGCTGGGGCCGCATGAACAGGAATATGAAAAACATATTCCGTATTATCGGGATTACCTATTTGATATTTCGGTTTTGGGTTGGTCTTGGGCTGCTATTGGACGTGGGAAAATAGTTGCCATCTTTGGCGTAAGGGATATGTGGCCCGGTTTGGTAGAGGCTTGGTTTGTTCCAGGGGAAGAATTAGAACGCCATTCCAGAACAACTTTGATCGGTGCAAGGGCGCTTTTGCGTGAAGTGATGTCTGATACAGATATCAGACGTATGCAAATCTTCGTAAAAGTGGACAATACCCGCGCATTAAGGTTTGCTAAGGCACTACATTTTGAGGTAGAGTGCATATTAAGAAAGTTTGGCCCAGAGGGGGCTGACTACTATGCGATGGCGAGGTTTGAGTAATGGCTGGACTAGGTGGTGGCAGACGTAGAAGAGAGCCAAGCGCTGAGGATCTTCGCGCCCAAGAGCAAGCGAGAGAAGCGCAAGCACGGGCTGAAGAACGGGCCGAAAGTCAAGAGCGTACAGAGATGCGGGGTGTGCAAGCCAGAAGAAGATTACTTCGTCGCGGCGGTTTAAGATTATTATTCTCCCCAGCACGTCAAGAAGGACCGGGAATGCCAACGACCAGAATGTTGGGCGGAGGATCTTGATATGCCGAAGGGCGGGACTCAGCCATTAAAGGCACAAGCAAAAAAAGAAACGCTTGGATCTGATATTCGCATGGGTCTTGGCCTTGAGCCAAAGTCGCCAAGCTTTCGGGCGCGTACTGCAAAAAGCAGAACAAAACAAAAAGAGTTTGAAGAGCGGTTGAACAGAAACGAAAAGAAGCGCGAGAAGCGAAGAAGCAAACGCCCATCTGCGCAAATGCTTTTCGAGCAAGAGAAAGCCGCAAAACTGGCAAGGGAACGGGCCGAGGGACAAAAGAGGCGTAAGGCGTTTGAAAAGGCTCAAGGCGAAAGATACGCTCGTCGTCGCCGGTTGCTAATGAATATCTGATAGGAAGCAGTATGACAAAAATCAAAGAAGATCCGCGTGTATATCAAAAGGCTGATCCCCAGCCAAAACGCGCAAGAAATGAAAAGGGGCAATTGGTTTCAGATGATCCATCTACCCCAGACGTGAATGAAGCTTGGGAAGGCGGGAAGGCTCCAAAGAAAAAAGCTGCTCCAAAGAAAAAGGCAACAAGTAGTGGTAAAAAAAGCGTATCAAAATCCTAAGGGCGGATTGAACGCTGCCGGTCGCGCTTACTTCAAGCGCAAAGAGGGATCTAATTTAAAAGCCCCTGTTAAATCCGGCGACAATCCCCGCAGAGCGTCCTTCCTGGCTCGAATGGCGGGGAACCCCGGGCCGGATCGTGACAGTGAGGGCCGACCGACACGGAAATTGTTGTCGCTCCGCGCCTGGGGCGCTTCATCTACAGCGGATGCAAAACGTAAAGCTGCCGCTATAAGCAAGAGGAACAAGGCAAATGCCTAAGCTATCAACGAGAGAAGTCATTGCGCGAGAGGCAAAAGCACAGGCTCGCAAAGATGAATGGCGTACAATCTACGAAGATTGCTATGAATTTGCTCTGCCGCAACGAAACTTATACAACGGCTATTACGAAGGCAAAACGCCAGGTAAAGGCAAGATGCAGCGTGTATTTGATTCCACGGCTATGTCCTCGACCAAGCGTTTCGCTAACAGACTTCAATCTGGGCTGTTTCCTCCTAATCGGCATTGGTGTCGCTTAGAGCCTGGGTCGGCTGTACCTGAGCAAGATCAGCCAAGAGCGCAGCAAATACTTGATGCCTACGTTGATATTATGTTTGACCAGCTACGTCAGACAAGTTTCGATCTGGCTATGGGGGAGTTTTTGCTGGATCTCTGCGTGGGTACGGCTGTTATGATGGTAACTCCGGGCGATGAAGTTACCCCCATCCGCTTTCTTGCGATACCACAATACCTAGTGGCCATTGAGGAAGGCGCATATGGCATGGTCGATAACGTCTATCGCAAGCTGCGTATCAAGGCGGAATCCATCACAAGAGAGTTTCCAGACGTTCAGATCACAACAGAATTGCAAGACGCAATAGATCGCCGTGGTTCTGAGGAGCTTGATCTGTTTGATGCGGTTATCTTCGATCAAGAGACAGGCCGATATCATTATCACGTTATTTGGCCAGCCAAGGCACAAGAGATTGTTTATCGTGAAATGCCATCCAGCCCCTTCATTGTTGCACGGTTCAGCAAAACAGCCGGTGAAATATACGGGCGCGGTCCTTTGGTTGATGCAATTGCAGATATCAAAACGCTAAACAAAACCTTGGAGCTTGTTCTCAAGAACGCAAGTCTATCCATCTCAGGGGTATATCTTGCCGCCGATGACGGTGTTCTAAATCCCCAAAGCATCAAAATACAGCCTGGTGCCATTATTCCTGTTGCCCGAAATGGTGGTCCACAAGGCGCGTCCCTAGCCCCTCTGCCCAAGGCTGGGGACTTTAACACAAGCCAGATCGTTATTCAGGATCTCAGAGTAAACATCAAAAAGATCTTGATGGACGATACGCTCCCGCCCGATACCATGTCTGCGCGATCCGCCACAGAGATAGCACAGCGTCAACGTGAATTAGCTTCTAATCTTGGATCGGCATTTGGCCGCTTGATGACTGAGATTATGACGCCTCTGGTTTCGCGTATCCTATTCGTTCTGGACCGTCAGGGCTTGATTAATATGCCCCTCAAGGTCAATGGTGTGCAGATCAAAGTCACGCCGGTATCGCCTCTTGCCGAGGCTCCCAAGATGGAAGAGGTCAATCAGCTTCTCAGCTTTATGCAGATTGCCAATTCTATGGGACCAATGGGGCAAGCAATTATCAACGTCCCAGAAAGTATTTCGTTTATTGCGGAAAAAATGGGGATCGATCAACGTGTATTGAATACACCGGAAGAGCAACAAATGATGATGCAGCAAATGCAGCAAGCTATGATAGAACAGCAGCAACCTATGCCCACTGATGAAACAGTAGCAGAGGCCATGCAATGAGTTCGCCAGACGGTTGGGAAGGAATAAGTCAAGCGTTTGTCGAACCGCCAAAGGCGGATGATCTGGACATACTTTATGGACGGGTCTTTAAATCTGAGGAAGGTCAGAAGGTGTTACATCACCTGAGACAGATAACTATAGAACAACCATCTTGGTATCCAGGCGAAGATCCTAGTCACGGTTTTGTAAGAACAGGCATGACTGAGCTTGTGCGCCTGATTGAACGCAGGGTGGGAAGGAGCAATAATGTCTGAACAAGCAGAAGCAATTGAAGTCTCTGAGGAGGCTCCTCTGGTTAATTTTGAAAAACCAGAAGATCAGCCACAAGAACAAGAACAACCGTTTCAATTACGGCCAGAAGAAAATGAAGAGGTTGATATTGATGATGGTGAACCGCTGGAACGTCCTGACTTTTATCCAGAAAAGTTTTGGGATGATGATGGCCCTGATGTTGAGAAGTTGGCAAAAAGCTATGCAGAGCTTGAAAAGGCTTTTAAAGCAGGTAAACACAAAGCGCCGGATGGCGATTATGACACTAAAGATCTGGTGGATAAGGGTTTGGACTTGGAAGATCCTTCAGTCCAGGTATTTCAAGATTGGTCTAAAAAATACGGTATCTCGCAACAAGCTTTTGAAGAGCTTGCGGGGCAAGTCCTAGAGTTTTCTCAAGGTAGCCAAGAGGCCATAGAATATGATCGGCGACAAGAAATGCAGAAGCTTGGTGAGCGAGGCCAAGAAAAGATTGCGTATCTTGAGCGTCATATCACCCGTGCATCACTGACAAACTCAGAGCGCGAGGCTTTGGCCTACAGTCTGAACAGTGCCGATGCAATCAATGCAATGACCAAGTTTATTCAGGGTTATACGAATGAAGGCATACCGACAACGCCGGTTGTGGACACGCCTGAAATGACCAGAGAAGATCTTGCTTCAGCGATTGCAGACCCACGTTGGCAGACCGATGCAGCATGGCGAACAAAGATTGAAAAGCAATGGGCGGCGGCAAATAGCTAGATTTTGTTGCAATCACTACATTTTGGGTGTATAGGCAGATTAAGGGCTAACCGCTGCGCGGCCCCTTGATGTGGTAATCCACTGGTGGGCGCGGCCACTTTCGCGCAAGCGACTGCCCGGTTTACATCGGCTAACAGTAAGCGTTTTGAGTTGAAACCTAATAGGAGGCTTCTGCTATGGCGCAGAGTATTACTAATGCCTTTGTAACGCTTTTCGATGAGGAAGTTAAACAGGCATACCAAGGCGAAGCGTTGCTTCGCGGCACAATGCGGACACGTACCGGTGTCCAGGGTAACACAGTAAAGTTCCCAAAAATTGGTAAAGGTGTTGCAACAGTTCGTGTTCCACAAACTGACGTAACTCCATTGAACGTAACCTATAGCCAGGTTACTGCTACAATGTCTGATTATATCGCAGCAGAATATTCAGACATCTTCCATCAATCACACGTCAACTTTGATGAGCGCCGTGAATTGGTGCAGGTTGTTTCAAAAGCGATTGCTCGCCGTATGGACCAGCTTTGCATTGATGCACTTGATGCGGCTGCATCTCCATCAACTGTTGCGACATCTGTGGGTGGTGCGTCTTCAAACATGAACATCGAAAAACTTCGTGCGGCTGCGAAAGCACTGAACGATAACAACGTACCAGCCGAAGGTCGTCACTTGCTGATGCACTCTTCTCAGCTTGATGCGTTGCTCGGTGAAACAGAAGTTACTTCAAGCGACTTTGCTTCCGTAAAAGCACTTGTTCGCGGTGAAATTACTTCATTCATGGGCTTCAACATTATCACAATGGGTGATCGTGATGAAGGCGGTGTTCCTAAACCTTCAACCCGCACATGCTTTGCTTGGCATCAAGACAGCATGGGTTATGCTGAAAGCATCTCTCAGAAGTCAGAAGTAAACTACATCCCAGAGAAAACATCGTTCCTCGTAAGTTCTATGTTCTCTGCTGGATCGGTTGCGATTGACGACGAGGGCATCGTTAAAATTAGCTGTACTGAATAAGGAGACTAAAATATGGCTTATTCATCAACTGGTTTTGGAACCGGGGGTCCATCCAAAAAAGGTAATGCCCCTTGCATTTACACATATCAAACCGCTGATACGATAGCGACTGTAAACACAGAAGGCTATTTCAACGACTTGTCAGATACTCTGGCGGTTGGCGATTTGATTTATGTTGTGTCATCTACTGGCGGCACTCGCGTAAGCACACTTACGCAAGTTCTGTCCAATACTGGCGGTGTTGTTGACGTTGCAGACGGTACGACACTGGCCGCAACGGACGGTGACTAATTATCCCGTGGGGGGCTGGGCAACTGGCCCCCTTCAAAC